CCACAGGACAGATTTTTTTCGAGCATTGCGGGACATTCGAAATGACTATAAGACACATAGTTGTTCTCGTTTTGGGCGGCAAAACTGGAACCGGAAGCGCGAATCATGGAATAAGGGAAGGAGCAAATAATGAGATTTCCAAAGACAAAAAGAGATTTTGAGATAGATGTAATGAAGGCGTATTGCGACGGATTTATGACTGCATGTAATCAGGACGTAGGGGATGTTCGATCGCAAATGCTCTCATGTGCCGGTGATTTTTGCAAGGACAATGTTTTTCGATTTATTGGTAGAGATAATTTGCCGGATTTTGTGAAAAAACATTTTGGAATGTAAGCAGTGAGCGGTGATAATTGGTGGTTCGATTCCACCACGCTGCATTTATGCGACGCCTGATCAGCCGAGCATAAGTAGTACGCCTATAGTTCAGTGGGATGCTGTATCGTTTACGGGATGTGGTATCGTGCGTTTACGCTATAGGTTAGGGGTGCACTAGCGTCTATGGCAGGGGCAGTGTATGACTCTATGCATGGGGACTTGGACGATTTGTTTTATGGCAAGGCGGACTGGTTGCTTATGCGACCCTAGATGAATACATACAAGGAGGTTACAGCGCATGAGGAAGACTGGATTAGACAGTTTTCCGATAAATGTGGTGAATAATGACAATGTTGACAAATTGATTAAGGAATACGGATATGAGGGTCACGCATTTCTGATCGCTATTTGTCAGAAGATATTTGCAGGAGAGGGCTATTACATCCAGTGGGATGAGCGAGTTTGTACAGACTTTGTGCTTTTTACTTTGCATAGAAATGCCAAGGTGATCAACAAAGTGTCAGACATAGTTAGCTTCTGCTTGAGGAGAGGAATTTTTTCGAGTGCGCAATTTGAACAGCATGGAATCTTGACATCGAAAGATATTCAAGAGTTTTACATCCACGCAACCAAAAAGCGCAAACAAATTTTTTTGAAAAAAGAGTACCTCTTAGTTAAAGTCACCCATTTATCGGAAAAATACATAATTTTGGACGAAAAAGGAGACTCGGAGGAACAAAGTAAAGTTAAAGTAAATAATAATTATTTATGTATGGCGCAAAGCGGATCGGATCGAGACAATGTGCAGACGATTGATGAATCTATGAAACATCCTACTTTGCAACAGATCGAACAATATGTAGCACAGAAGTGCAGTAAGGTTAATCCGAAAGAATTTTTTGCGTATTACGATGCTAAAAATTGGAGAACCGCTCGAGGTAATCCTATTAGGGATTGGAAGACGCAGATAGACATTTGGTCAGCGAGAAATACGACTTCCGGAACGCCGGTTAAACGTGTTTCGCAACCGATCCGTTCGAGAAATCAATTTCAACAGTTTAGCCAGAGAACGGTGACTGTCGAACAAATGAATGCTTTGGAACAGAGGATATTGTCACAGCAGACGGCTGGAGGTGATGACGATGAAGAAAAAAGCTAAGCCGGAAGGCTGTGTGCATCCGGATTGCTTTCATTGTCGTCTCCCGGATTGTAAATATAGTAAAACGGAAACATCGGACAGTGAATATTTGGTTCGAATGAATCGCTTTCGGAAGTTCCAGACATCATGTTTGGGTGGAAATGTCCGGGAGGCGCAAAAGACTTATCCGGAGTGCGTGGATAACTGTAGCGGAGTGATATTCGGACAGAAAGAGGAGGAGACAGATGAGCAATAGACCGCAGATCACAGCAATTCTCTCACTGTCAATATTAAAACACATCTGCCCAAACAATGACCCCAGAATCTATTGGGCGAGGGAGGTGACTTTTGACTGGGCGACTTCACATTCAATCAGAGTTGATTTTATGAGATTCAAACCAGTGAACAATACTGTTTCTGGTATTGAAAAAGGTGATTTTTATTGTTATGAGGTTAAATCGTCTGTTGATGATTTCCATAGTAAGAATGGTCATAATTTTATTGGCGATTACAACTATTATGTAATGCCGAAGGAAGTGTACGAGCAGATCAAACAAGAGATTCCCTACCGGGTAGGTGTGTATGTTCCGGTTGGAATGAGCTACCAGGGCGAGTGGTACGATCTCAAGGTGGTCAAGAAAGCAAAGAGGCAAGACAGGAGTAGACCAGTGTCGGAAATGTTGCTGATGATGTTCCGTTCTGCAGCAAGGGATAGGAAATGGTAAGGATACATATTTGAGGAGGGACAGTGATGTTATTAGTTATGAATAAAGATGGAAAGCTTGAAAAATATAAACCATATGCTTCGATTGATTTTGCTACAAAGGAAGATTATGAAGCATTTCAAAAGATCTTAGACGAGCACAACAACAAAGAGGATCATGATGGATGTGTTGATTGTCGCTATGAGCATAACAGAGCGGATGCTTCCCCATGCAATAAATGTAAACAGTCGTATTTAGACAAGTACACTTTCAGAAAGGAGTAGCAATTATGAGATTGATAGATGCAGATGATTTTATCGAGCGGATGGAATGCGATACAGATTTATGTGCAGAAATGGAACAAGATGGATTGAAAGCACTAAAGAAGTATCTTGATTTGCAACCGACAGCGTACGATGTTGATAAGGTTGTGGAGCGGCTGAAAGAAGAGAGAGAATTTTCATATGCGGACTTTGATAGATATGTTGAAGAAGTTAGTCCATGCCTTGATTCTGAATATGATGATTTCTTTCACCGAGGCATAGAAAGAGCAATTACTATAATAAAGGCAGGTGGGAAAGATGACTAATGCTGACAGAATCCGGCAAATGTCGGACAAGGATTTAGCAATATTTATTATGTGTCCGGCAGAGTATGATGAGGGATTTAATAGGAATTTCGGCTGCAATGGGGAGATGAATAAAAACTGTTATCAATGCACATTGCAATGGCTACAACAGAAAGCGAGGTAGTAACAAATGGAAGTAAATAAAATAAAAAAGTCGCATGAGAAATCTTTTTTTGAATGGTGCGAAGTTAAAAGTCCGTTTTTTCGTGAAGCAATACAAATGCATACATCTGTTCGCGGGGAGGAATGTGCGGTGTTACAAGTCATGGTGTTTGGCGAACCAAATAGTCCTAGAGCAATAATAGAATTTGTTAAATGTGAAGATTATAAGCAGTCGGTGTCGGATTTCGACACCGAAAAGAATGGGGATCTCGAGAAACTTATTGGCATAAAATTGCAGGAACTTTCAAAAATAATATTGGCATACAAAGACAGTGCGGAGAAATCGGTGTCGGATTCCGACACACAAAACTAAATTGCAAAAAGATGAGAGAAACACGAAGCAATTATGTGATATATTGATAGTGTCGAAGATTAGGGAAGTCGATGGCTTGATGCAGATCAAACCAGTTGACTTCCTTTTTGTTTGCAGGAGGTGATAATGAATTGAACTCGGTGCAGCCAATCCGTGACATGGAGCTGGTTAATGACATTGCGGATTATTTGAAGGGGAGAAGCGAAAGAGATTATATGATGTTCCTCTTCGGGATCTATTCCGGATTGCGCATTAGCGATATTCTTAAACTACGAGTGCGAGATGTTAAGGGCAAAAACAGAATTACCTTGCGAGAGAAAAAGACTGGCAAGGAAAGGAGCTTCCCTATCAATGCGGCATTAAAGAGTAAGATCAAGAAATATGTAGCTGACAAGGAAGACTATGTGTATCTGTTTAGATCAAGACAGGGAAAGAACAGACCTATCAGCCGACAGCAGGCGTATAACATCATACGCAAGGCAGGCGAAGAGTTTGGCCTATATCAATTGGGAACACACACATTGAGAAAAACATTTGGTTATCATCTTTACCGGCAGACTAAGGATGCAGTGACAATTCAGAAGATATTAAATCATGCCAGTGTGGAGATAACGATGAGATATATTGGCGTGACACAGGACACGATGGATGCAGCAATGGATAAGTTGAGCTTTCGTGTTTAACCTTTTTTATTTTGCTTTTTCTGGTTAGTTTGTCATATTGAACTGGCGTAAAACTGACAGAGCAAAAATAGAGTTTCTTCTATTAGCAGCAAAAATAGAGTGAGTAAGACAGACTATTAACATATGTCAATCTGATGAGGAGGAGAGGATATGTTGAAATCTTGTTCAAGGTGTGGACGCATCCATGCACGAGGAGATCCGTGTCCGGTAAAGTGTGCCAAAGTTGTAGAGAAACGAAACAAGGAGATTGTTCGTTTTCGAAACAGGCAGGTATGGAAACGGATGCGTGAGCATATTAAGGAGCGAGACAAGTTCCTATGTGTTTATTGCCTAAAAAAGTTGCAGGTGCTTAATGCAGAGGAATTGAGTGTACATCACATTGTTCCTTTGGAAGAGAACTTTGACCTTGCGTTGGAGGAAGAGAATCTGATCACGCTATGTCGAGAGCATCATGAACAGGCAGAAAAGGGTGTGCTTAATCGAGCAGAGTTAAAGATGATGATTTATGACTCCCCCCGGGGTGTCGACGCCCTAAAATAGGGAGCACCTTGGCACCGACAGCCTGCCGTAATGCATAAAATATTCCCACATCAGTTTTTTTGAGAGGAAGGAGGGGACGCAATGCCGACACCGCCTAAGCCGGTTAGTGTTTTAAGAACAGAGAAAAAGAGCCATCGAACGAAAGCAGAATTGGCTAAGCGTCAAGCTGGAGAAGAGAGCCTTTTGACAGGAAAGAAATTGAAAGAAGATGCCTTGGTCAAGCAGAATCCGCATGCGCATAAAGAATTCATACGAATGAAAGCCTTGCTTAAGGGCATTGACAAAGCGGACGATCTGTATGGAGCAACCATCAATCGTTATTGTATGCTGCGCGCGGAAGAGTTGGAGCTACTTGCTAAGTTACAAAGATTAGATCAGCAGATCAATGTCATCTATGACCGCTTAGGGGATTATAGGGATGCAGAATTCAGAGATTTATCAGCGTCGTTAGCGTCGCTCGAAAAAACTTATGCATCGCTCCAGCGAAGTGTACATACAAAACGCAAGATGCAGAGCGACATTGAGAGAGAAAATGTCATGACCATTGCGTCGGCATTACGCAGCATTCCTAAAAAGGTGGATGAGGATGCAGATCCTTTGAAGGAGATATTGAATGGACGAATTGGTTAAGCAGTCAAGGGCTGTGGAATATGCGCAGTGGTGCATCCAACCAAATAACGACAAAGTTCCGATCTATGTAAAGCGTCAGGCAATACAGTGGCTTGCAATAGCAGATGGCAAAAATGCGGAAGCATATGTGGATGTGGACACATTGGCGGTTGTTTCCGGTTTGCTGAAAATCATGGTGCATCCGGATCTGCACTGCAGCATGTATGAGGGACTGGAAGATTATGCATGGCTTTTGATCGTGGCTGCATTATGCACGATGTCGCAGGATGGAAGCAGATATTATCAAACAGTGTTGCTTGAGATTTCCAGAAAAAATTTCAAGACCTTTAATTCTGCGGTGATATTTATTCTACTGATGCTGACAGAACCGAAGTTTGGACGATTTTTCAGCGTAGCACCAGATCTGGCATTATCCAGCGAGCTTAAGATGGCAATCCGTAAAATAATCAAGAGTTCTCCGCTCTTATACAACGCAAACGGTAAAAAACATTTTGAACTGCTGCGAAGTGAGATCCGTTGTGATCTCACAGAGAGTACCTATGTGGCTCTCGCATATAGCAAGGATGGAATGGATGGTAAACAGGCGAATGCTTTTCTCGCAGATGAAGCAGGTGCATTGGATGAGTATCCGGTGGAAGCGATGCGATCATCCCAGTTGGTTCTTAGTAACAAATTGGGAATCATCATATCAACACAATATCCGAATGATAACAATGTGATGATTGACGAGATTGATATTGCAAAAAAAACACTGGATGGACTGTTTGACATCAACAACACAAGGGTGTTTGCATTGTTGTATGAGCCCGATGATGCATTGCAAAAAGATGAGGTGTGGCAAATAGATGATCGAGTGATCTATCAGGCTAACCCGGTCAGCGTGCATAACAAAACAGTGTATGATGATTTGATTAAAAAGCGCACGATGGCAATTTATTATGAAAATAAACGGGAAAATTTCCTGTGCAAGCACTGTAACATCCAGTACAAGGGTCTTGGTGTGGAAGGCTATATTGATGTCAATAAGGTTAAGCGTTGCAAGATGGCCAAAGATGACGCCTTCTGGAAAGGCAAACGGGTATGGCTGGGGCTGGATTTATCGCAGTCAAATGATAATACAGCCGTTGCTATGGTTACAATGCATGACGATGAGATGTACGCTAAGGTATGGGGATTTATTCCGGAAGAAAAACTGGAACTCAAGGAAAAGAAGGAGCATGTTGATTATCACAAGCTGATTCGACAAGGATGCTGTTTTGCGTGCGGAGATGAAGTGATAGATTATGGGTTCGTAGAAGAGTTTATTCTGAATCTGCCAGAGACTTATGGCGTTGAGATTGCACAAGTTGGATATGACCGATACAATGCTATATCCACCATCAATAAGTTGGAAGCAAACGGAATCGAATGTGTAGAGATTAAACAGCACTCCTCAGTTTTACATCCGGCAACAAAGTATTTGCAGGAGCAAATACTGCGGCAGCTTTTTCATTATGAGGAAAATCTTATGCTGGAAATTAACTTTGCAAACGCTAGATGCGTAGAGGACACCAACAGAAATAAATATGTGAACAAGAAAAAATCCAATGGGAAAGTGGACATGGTCGTTGCTTTGATAGACGCAGTGTATCTTGTGCAGCAGGAAGTCCTGTTTGGTAATGGATTTTTTGTTTATTACTAGGGTGTCGGAATCCGACACCGGAAAGGAACACGATGGGATTATTTTTTCACAAAGAAAATCGAGCCGAAGAGATTGTAAGTGATACGATTGATGAATCAGACTTTAGTGGAGCATTACTATCAGCGGTGGTATCGGATGCTCGGATAACAAGAGACCAGGCTTTACAGTTGCCGACAGTAGCAGCTTGTGTCAGCATTATATCGGGCATCATTGGATCGCTTCCCATAAAATTGTATCGACAAGAAGAAAACAAGACGGTTGTACAAAATTCGGACAATCGTCTTTTTGTATTGAATAGAGATACGGGCGATACATTGACTTTAACACAGTTTTGGCGTGCCATGATTAGTGATTATTATTTGGGAAGTGGAGGATATGCATACATCCATCGGGAGTACGCGATACCGAAGTCATTGCATTATGTCAAGAGATCATGTGTAAGCATTTTGCACAATGCAGATCACATTTATAAAGATTATGCAGTCATGGTGGATGGACAGCGTTATCAGCCATTTGATTTTTTCAAGCTACTTCGCAATACGGAAGACGGATGGAAATCAAAACCACTCACGGAAGAAAATGCGATTATATTTGCAACGGCATATCGAGAATATGTGCTTGAACACTCATTAGCTGTAAAAGGTGGCAACAAAAAAGGCTTTTTGACATCTGAGTTTCAGATGAATCGAGAGCAGATTTCAAATGTAAAAAAAGCATTCCGGCGTCTGTTTGGAACTGGAGAAGAAAATGCCATTGTGCTGCCGAAGGGGACAAAATTTCAAGAATCGTCCAATACATCCGTAGAGATGCAGCTAAACGAAAACAAGGAATCAAACGCAAAAGCAATCTCTGCGATATTCCATGTTCCGTATTCTATCATTGAGGGACAGGGAACAAAAGAAGATTTTGATACATTGATCAAGTTGGCAGTTATGCCGCTGGTTAATGACATAGAGACCGAATTAAATCGAGTGTTTTTGCTCGAAGAGGAAAAGGCAAGCTGTTATTTTGCAATAGATACTACAAAACTCACCAGAGGAAGTATCGAAGAACGATACAATGCATATAAAACAGCGTTGGAAGCAAACTTCTTGCAAATTGATGAGGTCAGAAATATGGAAGACATGCCTCCTATGGGCATTGACTTTATAAAACTCGGATTGGATGCAGTGCTATACAATCCGACAACAAAGCAGGCATATACGCCGAACATCGACAAGATTTCGACAGTAGACGGATCTGCTGGAAAGGAGGATGCTCATGCGAGCGGAAATCAAGGATAATAAGTTGCATATAAGCGGTTATGTGAATGTTCCGGGGCGATTGTCGTCACGCCCGGTTTACACACGGAAACATGGTAAGGTCATGGAGACGATTGAGCAAAGAGCGTTTACCAAAGCACTGGATAAAGCACACGATGTCAGACTGTTGTTAGATCACTTGACAGACAGAGAATTAGCGAGCGTTGGTGCCGGCAATCTCACGCTGAAAGAGGATCAAATAGGACTGCGAGCTGACACGGTCATTGATGACCCGGAAGTGGTGCAAAATGCGGATAAGTTGCGAGGCTGGTCTTTCCAGATGCAGAATGTGAAAGACCGCTTGGAGCAGAGAGCGGATGGCTTACCGATTCGACATGTTGAGGACTTTGACATGCCGGAAATATCGCTCATATTGCATAAAAATCCAGTCTATGCAGCGACATCCATTGAACTTCGGTCAGATGATGAGGAAGTGGAATGGAGAGCGGTAGAGATGCCGTTTGAGGTGTCTGGAAATGCTAAATCCGAAGTAGATTACACAGATTTGGAACACAGAATTAGTGCAGCACGAATTGCCACAAGGTGATTCTAGTAATAGAGGAATCCGCAAGGGTTTCTTTTTTTGATGAAAAAGGAGGACACAAATGTATCTGAAAAAATTAAGAGAACAGAGAAGCGCAAAGGTGAAGCGCATGCAGGAAATTCTTGCCGGGGCGAAAGGTGAAAATCGTGCCATGAGCGAGGAGGAGCAGAAGGAATTTGACGACACAGAGTCTGAAATTGCTGATTTGGACAAAACCATCGCTGCAGCAGAGAAAGCGAAGGAACTTGAAGCAAAGGAAACGGATAAGAATCATGTCGAAGATCCAGACAAGGACAAGGAAGGCCAGAACAGTCAGGAAGGTCAAGGTGGTGAAAATCGTGCGGAAGATGACAAAAGGGCATTTGCCGATTACATCAGAGGCGTGATTACAGGAGAGAATCGAGCAGATATGACACTGGGAGAGAATGGCGCAGTGATTCCATCCACAATTGCCAATGAAATTATCAAAAAGATCAAGGATATTTCTCCAGTGTATAACGATGCAGCACATTACAATGTCAAAGGGACTTTGTCTATTCCTTATGTGGATGAGGATGGCACATCTCTTGCGGTAGCTTATGCCGATGAATTTGCAGAGTTGGAAGGCGAAAAAGAAAAGTTTGCCAGTATTGAACTTGGTGGATTTCTCGCCGGGGTACTTGCAAAAATTAGCAAATCTTTGATCAACAATTCAGATTTTGATATTGTTGAGGAGGTCGAGACGCAGATTGCAGAGGCGTTTGCACTGTGGCTTGATCACGAGATGCTAGTTGGCACAGTAGGAAAAATCACAGGTGCGTCAACATCCACGAAGAAAATTCAGTCTGAATCGACCAGTGTCATTTCGTTTGATGATATTATCAAATTAAAAGATGCAATCAAGGCAGCACATCAGACTGGAGCATATTTTGTGATGAGAGACACAACCTTGACGGCGATTCGACTGCTCAAAGATAAAAACGGACGCTATCTGGTAAATGATGATGTGACGGAGGAAGGCAAGCCAACCATCCTTGGCAAGCCTGTCTATACATCGGATGCTATGCCTGAGATTGGCAAAGGAAGCGAACCAATCGTATACCTCAATCCGTCAAAGGCGTTGGCGGTCAAATTGACGGAAGACATGGAGTTGCAGGTATTGCAGGAAAAATATGCAACACAGCATGTGGTCGGCGTGGTCGGCTGGACGGAAGTTGACGCGAAGATTAAAAATCAGCAGGCAATTGCATCGCTCAAGATGGCAGAAGCATAGGAGGAATCGGATGAAGGTAGAAGCAACAGTAAGCTTCTCCGGATTAACGATTGCAATGGCACCAGGGGAGATTAAAGACATAACGGATAAGGCGTTAGTCGATGATCTTCTCCGTGCCGGTTATGTCAAGAAAGTATCCGGAGGGAAGATGAATGAAGGTAAGCGAACTGCAACCAAGTGATGTGATCCGATATATGCGATTAGATGAAGATGGCGAGGAAGAATTACCGCTGTATCTGGACGCAGCAGTGCATTATGTATCCTCTGCGCTTGGACTTCCGGTATCTGCAGATGGGATAGAAGATTGTCTGGATAATCATCCGGATATAACCATTGCAGTGCTGGCACTGTGTGGCGACATGTATGACAATCGCTCTGTATATGTGGATGGTGCGGTCATGAATCGCACAGTGGAGACGGTGCTTGCGATGTATAATGCGAATATCGGTTAGGATTAGGAGGTACTTTATGCAAGTAAATCCCGGGGAACTGAATAAGCGTATTGAGATCTATTGCATGGATTCCGAAGATGATGACGAAGAATTTCCTGTGCCCGTAAAAAAGACGGTACGGTCGACTTGGGCATCGTTCAAGCGAACATCCGGAACGGAGAAATTCAGATCCGGTAAGGATATGAGCGAAGTGCAGTGTAGATTTTTGGTGCGTCATACGGAGAAGAAACTCACTACTGACATGAAAATCTTGTATGACGGTGCGTTGTACGAGATCTTGTATATCAATGATTATGAGGATAGTCATAGATATGATGAAATATGGAGCAGAAAGGTGGAGTGATAGATGGGACGGTTTGAATTTGATATTCCGGATGATTTATTTAAGGAGCTGGAAGATAGTTTTGACGATGTTGCACCGAAAATGATCGATGCGGCATTGCCCGTTTATCAAAAAGCGATGGAGCAATCTATCAAAGAATCTGTATCATCTGCTCCGGAAGCGGTCAAGAGACAAACATCTGGTTTGGTAAAATCCTTGACGGTCAGAAAGGCAAAACAGTCTGACACGAACGCATATATCGGAAACATTGTTTTTGCGGGAAAAGACCCAAAAGGTAGCCCAAATGTAGTTAAGGCAATGGGGTTGGAATACGGCAACAGCCATCAAATTCCGTCACCGTTTATGCAAAGAGCGGTCAATTCCTGCGAAAAAAATGTATTAGCAAAGATGGAAGAGGTATTTAACAGAGAGGTAAAGCAATGACAGTAACAGGGCAGTTAAAAAAGGCGTTAAAGAGTGTATGTTCCGAGGTGGCACGGGACAAATATGAGGGAAAAAAAGATACCTACATTGTCTATAATGTAGCCACGGAACAAGCTGGGAATTATGCAGACAATTCGCCACATAGCGAAACGGTATTTTTGCAAATACATTTATATCTGCCATCAAATGTGGATTATACAGCGCTGCAAGGTGCGGTGAAGAAGACCGTGTCTGACAATGGTTTTAGTTATCCACAAACTGCGCTAAACACTGTGGAAACTGACACGAACATCAGACATATTTGTCTGACTACAAACAAAGAAAAGGAGATTTAATTATATGGCAACAACAGGATTAAGTGGATTTGTCCACGCAGATTTTGACGAAGACAAAAAAACATATGCAAAGCCGGCCAAGTTGGCTGGAGCGATCGAGTTCAAGGAAGCGCTTGATCGAAATGATGCGAAATTATATGCGGACAATGAATTGAAAGATTCGGATACATCTGTAACTGGTGGAAAGGTCACATTATCTATCGACGATGATGATGACGAGATCTTTGCTCCAATTTTAGGCGAAGAAGTAACGACGCTCTCTATTAAAAGCAAAGAGTATAAGGTGGTCAATTCTAAGACATCGGACAAGCCTAAATTTCAGGGATTTGGCTACATTGCAGCTAAAAACAATGGTAAGTATAAGGCAACTTTTTATCCAAAAGTGACCTTTGCCCGCAGCGATGAAGAGGCTAAGACAAAAGAGGATAAGACGGAATATACCAAGCCGGGTGTCGAGGGCACAATCTACCCAGTGGATGGTACTTATAAAGAAACTGTGATCACGGACACTGTAGAAGAGGCAGTGGCTGTCTTGAAAGCATTGTTTGGCGATACTACGGAGGCTACAGAATAGTAGCATGAACATAGTGTATAGGTGGGCAGGGGAAATCCCCTGCCTGTAATTGGAGGTAACCAATATGAGACTTTATGATTTGCCGATTGATGGCAATGTTTACACGGCATGCTGTGGGTTGCATGCTCTAGAACAGCTCCAGAATCAACATGGATCGTTGGATGTGTTTGAGAAAAAGCTAATTGGTGATGCAAAGGAAAATATGTCGCTTGACATAGCGACAGTGCGTAACACGGCGAGACTGTTTCTGGAAGATGGTGCGAAAGCCTCCGGATCAGAGTTGACGAAAAAGGCCATAGAGAGCATCGTAGACAATGCAGGCGGTGTATATGACCTGGCAGCGAATTTGTATGTGATATTCTCGAAGAGCATCGCTTCCAATGTCGATGAAAAAAACGAGGAGAGCCAGACGGAGACAGAGTAAATATTGACTTCGGCTGGCTGAAATATGTAAGTGTGGCCAGACTGGGTTTTAGTCACACGGAAACAATGTGGCTCTCGTTTGGAGAGTATCAAGAATTGTATCAAGCATATATGAGGCTGTTTGATGTTGAGAATATGTTACATAAAACAGGGCAAACCTATGAGCATTTGATAAAAGCAGAAAATGAGATAGAAAAGCCTATAGATTTTGATTTTTAGCGATATAATAGGGGATTTTTTGTTGTAAATAAGGATGTTTTGGATTATAATATTAGTATAATAATAATTGTTGTAGGAACGGGGGATGATTATGTATTATACGGCTATGCCAGCGGGTGTTGCGATTATAGGGACCATATATTTAATTTTTAAGTATTGCAAATATGGCAAGGATATATTTTTGGGATTAGCATTTTCGGCTTTTGGTTTTTTCGTCAAAGTGTTTATAAACACATTTTGCGGATATTGTGTCATGGCAATGGGTATGACCTTGGTTGTATTGACATTGATGCAAATGGTTATCCATCACAAACAGGATGTTGAGCAGCCGACTGCATATCAGAAGTTATGTCGAGAAATGGACGAAGAGAGGGAAAATGAATATATGGACAGATTGGAGAACTGGTCAAAACTTGAAAAATAGCCAGGTGAAAATAGAAATATAAAGAAAAGCGATTAGGAGACTGTAAAAGGTCTCCTTTTTGATTGGAGGAATTTATGGCAAATAAAGCAAAGATTGGGGCATCAATTGTATTAGACGGGGAAAAAGAGTTTAAAAGTGCAGTGACAGCGTGTAATAAAAAATTAGCTACAATGAGATCTGAATTGGGTCTTGTTAAGGAAAAATATGCAGAGAATGCCAATAGTTTGACTGCTTTGCAAGATAAGCATAAGGTGCTGTCTAATATTTTGAATATACAGAAATCCAAGCAGGAATCCGTACGCATAGGTTTAGAAAATGCGCAAAAAAGCCAACAGAAGGTGGCTGAAAGTTTAGGAAAGCTGAAATCAGAATATCAGCAGGCGCAGAAAAGCATGGACAAAATGAAAGCGTCTTGTTCCAGTACGGACAAAGAGATTGCAGAACAAGAAAAAAAGTTAAAAGAATTAGCGCAGGCGATAGAGAAAGGGGAACATAACTATGACAGTGCTTCTAAGAGAGTTGATTCGTGGAGAACACAGCTTAACCGGGCGCAAACACAAGTGCTTAAGGCAAATCGTGCAGTACAGCAGAACGAAAAATATATGCATGAGGCGGAAAACGCTACTGATCAGTGTGCAAAATCATTAGACCAATATGGAAAAAAGACAAAAAATGTTGTTGCAGAAACAAATACATTTAAGGATAGTTTACGTGCTAATTTGGCGAGTAATTTGATTGGCAAGGCAATTAGTAGCACCAAAACGGCAATTACTACAGTGGGGCAGGCATCTGTTGCCTCAGCAAAAAATGTTGGTCTATATGCTGACGATATGAATACACTTTCTACGCAGACAGGTGTAGCAACAGATACATTGCAGGAATTAAAATACATGGAAGATCTGGTAGATGTATCATTAGAACAGGTGACAGGATCCATGGCAAAAAATATTAAGTCAATGTCTAAGGCCAAAGCTGGAAGTGCTACATATGTGAAAGCATACGAACGGTTGGCTGTATCGGTCACGGATGCCAATGGTAATTTGCGCGACAGCGAGGATGTTTATTGGGATGTTATTGATGCTTTAGGAAATGTGGCGAACGAAACAGAGCGTAATAGCTTAGCGATGACCATTTTTGGCAAATCTGCACAGACATTAAATCCATTGATAGCACAAGGCAGTGCAGGAATTAACGAGTTAAAAAAAGAAGCACAGTCTGTCGGGGCGGTATTGTCGCAGGATACGCTAGATGCCATGAATGCAGTGAATGATCAATTTGATAGACTAAGTGCACAGTCTGATGCGCTTAAGCGAGAAATAGGGGTCGAATTAGCACCAAGTATTTTGTCTGCTGCGACAGAAATTGGAACAGCAATTCAAGAAAATAAGGAAGATTTAATCAATTTGGCATCGGGGGGCATAGATGTTGTAACGACTGGAATGACATGGATTATAGAGCATGCACAGGGGGTAGTAGCGGGTGTTACTGCTATAGGCGGAGCAATGCTTACTCTTAAGGCGGCCTCAAAGGCAATGGATGTAGTCGGAGGCATAAGCAGTATTGCATCTTTAGCAAATCCGATTGGTATTGCTGTGGTTGCTCTTGGTACACTTGCGACGGCTGTAGTTGCTTTGAAGACGGCAACCAGCAAAGAATCAGCGGAAGAGCGTAAAGAACGACAGGAATTTGATGCGACCGTAAGTGCTATGCGGCAAAAAAACGAAACTATCCAGCAGACAATAAAATCCTCCAAAGAAAAGATTCAATCATCAGAGTCAGAGACATTTGCTACGGAACAACAAGCAAAACGATTGATGGAACTTAATAAAGTAGAGGATAAAAGCAAGGCGCAAAAAAACGAGATGAAGACACTTGTGCAGTCTCTATCTAGCCAGATTCCCGGAATTACAAAGTCGTACGACGAACAAACGGGAACGTTAAAAATGAGCAACAAGGAGATTGAAAAGCAGATAAAAAACTGGAAACAGTTATATTTGACACAAGCGCTGCAGGATGACTTAAAGGATATATACAAGGCGCAGTATGATGCGCAAAAAAACATTGAAAATGCGAATCAGGCAATCACTGATTCGCAGCAAAAAGTAACTGATGCATATAAAGAGGCAACGGAAGCTCAAAAGGCTTTGAATAAGGAGTACGAGGAAAATAAGAACAATCCGAACTATAACGAAAATTATAGCAAAACGTATCAGAATGCCTTATATAAAGAGCGTCAGTATCTTAAAACGAAGGAACAAGAGAAAGAGAATCGCAAGAAACTGCGTAACGAAATCAAGAAATATAATCAGACACTGTCGGATTGCAATCAAGAGGTAGACAGATGCCAAAAATATGCAAATAAATTAAATGCGGAACAAGAGAAGCAAAACAAATCATCCAAAGCGGCTGCTAAATCAACAAAAAAGGCTGCTGATCAGTATAGAGCTGTAGCAAAGGGCTTCCAAAAAGCGGAGCAGGATATAGCAAGTATAGGCGGCAAGACTTCTAAGAAGAGCAAACAGCAATTTGAACAAGCTGTTAAGGTCGCAAAGGAAACAGGAACTAAGATCCCGAAAGGACTTGCTAATGGTCTTAAGTCTGGTGCAAAATCTCCGGACGATGCAGTGAAGTCTATTAATAATGCAGTTGTAAATAACCTGACGAAATTAGCTAAAAAGGCAAGACAGTCAGGTGTGGCTATCCCAAAAGAAATAACGGATGGCATGAAGAATGGTACGATGAGCGTGTCAAAGGCAAGTAGGCTTATTAATGCACAGATTGATAAGCAGTCAAAGGCATCGCAAAAAAATATGGAAAAGGCATATCTTAAAGTGCCGAAAAATATGAAATCTGCCTTTGAGAAGGGTGGAGCAGATGCGTTGGATGCGATCCAAAAGTCTAAGGAGCAGATCAAAGCATTGGAGGAAGAGGCGGGCGTGTCTTCGGTCGATGGTTTGATTAAGGGGTTGAATGCAAACAAAGCAAGAGTAGTCAAAGCATACGAAGATCTTGGTAAGAGTGCGGACTCCGGATTCAGAAAGGCACTGAAGATTCATTCTCCCTCTCGTGTGATGGAAGAGGACGGTGAATACACTGGAGATGGTGTTGTAAAAGGTCTAAACAATCGAAAAAAAGCGGTTGGTAAGGCTGGTAAAGAGCTTGGTAATGCTGTCGATGAGTCGATTAGATCAAGTCTGGACATCCATTCTCCATCTAAAAAAACGGAAAAATCAGGGAAAAACGCAGGTGACGGATTAAATAAGGGACTGAAAAAGACCAAGAAAAACTTGAAGAAAACTGCGAATGAACTTGGGCAGGAGATGATAAGTGCATTGGAAAGCAAGATCGAAATGAAAGATCTGCGTACCAATGGACATGGGTATAGCAAGACAGCCATCACTAAAAAGTGGAAGGATGTAGTAAAAGAAACTAAAAAGGGCACACAGGCGCACAAGGATGCGCTTAAGCAGTATTATACCGCACGCAATGAGTTACTAAATGCGCAGCAGGAAAAGAACGAGAAATACCAGGAAAAGATGAAGACGATGCAGTCTAAGCTAAAGGAGATTCGTTCTAATTACAAGGAAACCATAAAGGATCTCCAATCGCAAATGGCAGAGGTCAAGAAGGAGTATGCGGATGCGGTTAGTGATACTGCGTCTAGCATCTCCTCTTCCTGGGGATTATTCGCAAAAGCATCCACCTCTAAAACCAATAATGCGGATGGCTTGATCCGTAACATGAAGACCCAGGCAGAGACAGTGAAGCAATGGAAGACAAACATGGATGCGTTGCGTAAGAGGGGGGTGTCGGGTGACTTATTAAAGGATCTTGAATCTGCCGGAGTATCTTCTGCTGGAGATGTGTCTACTTTGGCGGCAATGTCTGATGCACAGTTGTCACAATACAAAAAATACTACAGCCAGCGTAATGCGACTGCTAAGCAGGAGGCTGTCACGGAAAATGCCGCACTGCAAAAGAGCACACAGGCACAACTTGCTTCGCTTCAAAAAGCGACAAAGCAACAGGTCAAACAGCAACAACAGCAGTTGCAAAATTTACAAAAACAGTATAACAAACTAAAAAAATCTGTAGCATCTCTTGATAAGAGTACACAAAAGCAAATGAGGCAGCTTGGTAAAAATGTATCGCAGGGCTTCGCAAAAGGAATAGCGTCGGGTAGCGAGGCTGTGTACAAATCAATTGCTGGTATGACGGGTACTACGGTTAAGCAAGTCAAAAAGAATTTGGGGATCCATTCGCCGTCTCGTGTTATGGCTAAGCTGGGGGGATATACAGGGGCAGGATTTGCACAAGGATTGGAAAAGGAGACACAAGACTTACACAATATTATTCTAAATTCTTTGCCAAAGAAAGTAGATGCTCCGGTTGTATCTGCAACAAATGTACAGCCGAATGATACTTCTGCGCAGGAGATTTATCAAAGACCTGTAGAACTTACCTTAATGATGGATTCTCGTGCGATAGCAGAGGCAACTTTTAACGCTGTTGATCTGTTGTCCGGTGGGAAAATCACGCTAAAGAAAAGGGGGTTGGCGTTATAATGAGGACATTTACTTTTGATTCCAAAGATATAACAAGTGATTATGGATATACACTGGAATCCCTTGCGATTGGAGCGCCTGTGAGAAGATCCACAGAATTAACTATCCCGTTTGCTAGCGGGGTGGTTGATATGGATAAGATTATGGGATACGCCACTTATGATGACCGAACGATCACAGCAAAAGTCTGGAAAAAAGTAGATCCGGCAGACCGGATGAATGAACAAAATAAATTGGTAGATGCCTTTTTGATACAATCTGACAGGCGAGCGTTTATTGATTCGTTGGATGAAAAATCGGAATATCGAGCGATCTGTACTGCTTTGGATTTTGGCGAAACGACCAGAAATTATGTCAAATGCACCATGACTTTTAAGGCTAGTCCATATCGCTTGGTTGATGGATCGGGGGTGCTATAATGCGCAGTGTGTATTTACTGAATGAATTAAAATCTGGAGAGACGGAAAGAATCTGCATCCATGATGCAACTACGGATAGAGGCAGCAAGATAACAGGAACATTAACACAGGAGATTGGTGCGATTGATGCATTGGAATTTAATATCTATCCGGGTAATGCCGGATATAAAAAAATCACACCATATGTTACTCGTGTTGATGTGATTGATGATGATACCGGGAAGAGCATTTTTTACGGTCGTGTTCTACGATCGTATCCGGAGTTTTCTGCTTCGGGGATCGGCAAAAAAGTTGTTTGTGAAGGGATAGCAGGTTTTTTACACGATGAGCCTGTTCCGCTTGCTGTTGTTAATGACACGGTCCCTAATATTATTAGAGGACTTTTTGAAAAATATAACGAGCTGCACAAATATGATGTGTGGCTTTTTAATGACACAGAGTTAGATGACTCCTATCGCACAGATATAAAAGAACTGTATCAAGAAGGAGAATCAATGTATGACTTTATCACTACGAAAGTGTTCGGCACGGCAATGGATAATGCGCAGTGGTATATCACCACGGGGGCTAATGATACCAATGAATATTATCGCTGGTGTGTTCTTAATATTTATGGCAAAGCAGAGACACATTTGGATGCTATAACTATCGGTGATAATTTGATAGCATATTCTGCTGACGAAGATGCATCTAACCTCTGCACCCAGATCATTCCGTTGGGCGCAAAGATATATACGGACGAAGACAACTTAGAACGCATTGATATCACATCGGTTAATGCCGGAAATAATACGCTAGTTGGATCAACGGTTTCTCAATATGGACGGATCACCAAAACGGTGCTGTTTGACGATGTCGACGATCCGGAAGAGTTGCTCAAGCAGGGCGAAGCATACCTGGAACAATACGAAAATCCACAAAAAACATATCAGATCACAGCACTGGACATGCATTTGTTGGACAAATCTGTTCCGGCTATAGTCTTGGGTGATTGGTACGAAGTGGATGCTCCAATTATTGGGGTTGATAAGTTGTTGTTGCGAATCACCAAAAGAGCATTGTCGATTGAAAATCCAGCCAATGATACCTTTACGGTTGGCGATGCACATTCTTTACAATCCGCCACGGCATCTGGGCAAGCGGCTGCGACAACGGCATCTGTGCAGACGGTGGCTAACTATATGTATTCGCTTGAAAAGTTCTCTGCGAAAGAGATCCATGCGTTGCATGGTAGCTTCACGGAGCTTGAGGCGAAAGCTATAACCGTTGACACATTGGAAGCAGCGGTGGCAAATATTTCGTCCTTGACGGCGGAAGATGCGATCATTAAAAATATTCAAGCACAGGCATTATCTGCTGACCACATCAAAGCGGTAATGGCAGATATTGGGGCATTGACCGTCGACACGGCAGACGCGCGATATTTGACCGCAGACAGAGCGGACATACGGTATGCGGACATTACCCTTGCAAATGTCAAAAATGGAGCAATAGGAACAGCGATAATAGCAGAGGGTGCGATCGGTACGACACAAATAAAGGATGGATCAATTACATCCGCCAAAATAGTGGAGTTGACAGCTAACAAGATAACTGCTGGAACATTGAGTGTCGAACGACTGTGTATTACGGGATCAGATCAATCTATCATATATGCTATCAATAATTCCGGTACGCTTATTTCTCAAAATGTGGACACTATTGACGGCAATGTACTTACAAAAAGGAGCATTACGGCAGATTGTATTGTAGCCGGGGCAATAACTGCAAAAGAGTTGGCGGCATCCTGCATCATTACAAATCATTTGACTGCCAATGCGGTGACTGCAGCTAAGATTGATGTGGCAGATCTGGTAGCGAGCGATGCATTTATAAGCAATCTGGGTGCCAATCGGATCATAGTTGGATTGCAAACCGATGTTACCGCAGCGAAGACCACAGCTGATAGCGCATCAACGACTGCGAGCGCAGCAAAGACCACAGCCGATAGTGCATCAACGACTGCGAGTGAAGCGAAGACCACAGCCGATAGTGCATCAACGACTGCGAGTGAAGCGAAGACCACAGCTAATAGTGCATCGACGACTGCGAGCGCAGCAAAGACTACAGCTAATAGCGCATCGACCACCGCAAACACGGCGAAGACCAATGCAGCAAGTGCTTTATCAACTGCAAATTCTGCCTTATCGGGGTTGAAGAGTTTATACACAGCCAACACAACGACCATTGATGGCGGTAAGATTACAACCGGGACGATCAAGGCAGCGCAGATTGATGTGAGTGATCTTTTTGCGCAAAAAATCACAGCGACGGGGTCCATTTCTGGTGTAACAATCACAACAAATGCTGGAACGATAGCGGGATGGACGCTATCTTCATCAGGCTTTCGCAAAACATTGACCAGCATTAACGACACGACACATTCGGGTATTTTTTTAAGCCCTACAAATGGGCTGCGCCTTAACAATGTAACAAATGGCGGTGTTTTCGTGCAATGCACCGCAAACAGCCGTGTTAATACTTGCACTTTGCGTGGGAATTACTTAGATTTTTCCAATGCCACCAATAGTGGTGACAAGGCAATAGTTGGTGCGTATTCTTCGAGTGCTCCATCGTTTGTGTTGACTAATGCAAACAATGAGATTGCGACAGAAATTAAGGGTACAACGGCATCCTTTGGGGGCACATTGACAGTAGCGAGCCACATTTATACGGCAAATGGTGTTGGAATATATACAAAGGATACGGCAGGTGTCTATCGGCTCATGCTGAAATATGACGGAAGCCATAACTTGTTGTTGGGATATGGTGCTCGTGAAAAGAAGGCAGGGGCAACAATCGTATACGGCAATGTGGTCCGTTTGCACTCGGTCAGAGATGCCACTTATGGATCAGATGCAACGAACGGTCATTTCTACCCGACTGTGACGGGCAAGCATCGTCTTGGATCGTCAAATTATAAATGGCAGTATGTATATGCGACAAATGGAACAATTCAGACTTCTGATCTACGACATAAGGACAATGTGCAGCCTATATCCGAACGATATGAAGATCTATACATGAGATTGCGTCCTGTGACATATCGTTGGCGCAACGAAGAGGTTGGTGATCACCACGACCGCACTCGGATGGGATTTATCGCACAGTGGACTAAGGAGGCGATGGACGCTTCGGGGCTGTCTGACATTGATCTTGCAGCATATTGTAAGGATCCGGTGTATCGAACGGTTCAAAACGCAGATGGTAGTGTAATGGAAGATCAGTCTGGTGCACCGATTGATTATTCGTATGGACTGAATTATGGCGAGTTTATTGCGTTAAACACGCACATGGTGCAGAAATTGTATCGCAAAATGAATGATATGAGAAATGAGAATATCATATTGCGTGGAAAGCTGATGTATTTGGAATCAATGCAGCAGCAATTGCAAAAAAATATCGCAGAAATGAAACAGAGCCTATCTGCATAGATGGGCTCTGTTTTATTATAAAAAAACTTAAGGAGGACAAAGAATATGATGACAATGAGTAAGGCGGTAACGCTCACGGGTAACAGCACTGTAGATGATACAGTAGTGGCAACGATGTATGCAAATCTGGAAAATGGCAGTGTCAATGCCCAGATTATGGACAAGGATTTGTATGCGGAAAACAAGGAACAGATCCAGCAGGACATAGCGGAATTTAACAAAGCAGTCTTTACAGAACTGGATCAGGAAGCATAAGGAGTTTTTTACAATGAAAATGAAGAACATGGAACTTATTGAACACATCAATGGATTGACGGAGATGATCGGCGAAGGCCCAAATCTCCGGGTTCGATTGTCGCACCTGATCAACAGGAATTATGGAGCGTTGGTGGAAGCGTACAGGCCATATGAGGAAGATTTGAGGAAGATAGATGAATCGGATGCGTCTGAAGATGATAAAAATGCAAATCGCATGGAACTTTTGTCGACACAGATTGATGTGCCGATCGCTAATATTTCACTTGCAGAGATCGAAAACGAGCCTCTCAATTTGAAGCAGATGCACATCTTGCATTTTATGATCGGAGATACGGAATAGAAGTCGCAAAAGCTAAGGCTCTTATTATGAAAGGAAAGGATGGATATGGAACAATATATTGCAGAACTTGTCATTGCAATCATATCTATGGTTGGAACGATGTCTGGTTCGTATTTTGCCAACCGGAAGTCAACTGCTCTTGTGGCGTATCGCTTAGAGCAGTTGGAGAAAAAGCAAGACATACATAATGGTGTGATCGACAGGGTGTACAAACTGGAAAAAGGTGTAGCACTTAATAAAGAGGATATTAAAGTTGCGAACCATCGAATTGAAGATTTAGAGAGGAAAGAGTGATAGCTATGTTTAAGAATTGCGTATTTAAAGTAAGTGTAGATACCAAGAAATGGATGAAGTCGGCAGGAATTAGAGCCGTTAAGACGATGGCACAGACAGCCGTATCAATCGTTGCTGTAGGAAATACGGTGGCAACAGTTGATTGGAAGCTGGCAGTGTCTTCGGCGGTAGTGGCAGGTGTTGTCAGCTTATTGACTTCTGTTGCGGGTATTCCGGAAGTGGAAGACGAAAGAAAATGAAGAGTAGTGTGTAGCAACATACAGAAAGCGAGGAATCGAAATGAAAAAAGAGCATGATGTAAGAATAGACAGGTCAAAACTGCATCCATGGATGGATTATAAATTAACTTGTTTATTGCGAGAATGTGGAAAGAAAGGAATTTATCTGATCGTTACCGAAGGGTTCCGGACGAAGGAACAGCAGGATGCCCTGTATGCAAAGGGACGGACTAAACCGGGGAAGATCGTTACTAATGCCAAAGGCAGCAACTATTCCAGCCAACACATGTGGGGGATTGCTGTTGATTTTGCAATCAACGATCCCAAGAAATTATATGATACCAATTTAATGAGAAAGGTAGCTAAAATTGCAAAATCCAAAGCAGTAGGTCTTGCGTGGGGTGGTGATTGGAAGAGCCTTGTAGATACGCCACATCTGTACATATCTAAATGGGGAAGCACAACGACAAAACTGAAGAGAAAATACGGAACGCCTATGATATTTAAGGAGACATGGAAGGCTAAAGTTAAGCGTCCTGTGGGGTTGATTTTGTGGCAGGACATAAAAAAGAAAAAACAGTATTTCCGTGTGGCTAACAATGCATCTGTTAAAGTGTTATTTCGGTCATCGATCAAATGGTATGCAAAAGTGGAGAAAAATGGTAAAATTGGATATATGAATAAAAAGTATTTAGTATAATTTAATTTACCTAAAAACAATTTGCTACTGTCCGAGTACAGACCACCGTATTGACTTGCTATGATCATGGCAGCTTTTGGATCGCAGCGTGTGATTTTCACAGGATACTGCAGTCTCTTTTCATAATTCCACATAATTTAGTTTCCTTTCGAAGTTATAATTTAAGAAACGCAACAAAAAACGTTCTCATATATTCTTAAACTCGTGTTGCCCTTTAATGCCCGA